TTACTTGAAAATTTACCTCATTTCCTGCCTTTGAAAATTTACCACGATACATGCAAACACCACGACCAGACTTTGAATTGTAATCCGTACACATAGCTTTGCAGCAATCATCTTTTTCAACAGTCTGCTTGTCAAACATACACCAATGAAATCCTTCTACTGTTTCCTGTATAGCCTCATAAAGTGTTATTTGTTCTAATCCTTCTTCTTTAGCATAATCTAAATGATCAGATAAAGGATAGCAATAAATTTCATACCTGCTTTCGAAGTATAGTTTTTCTCTCATTGCTTTATATTTCAAATTTTACCTCTTTCCCTGCCTTATATAATTTATCTCGATACAGGCAGTTACCGCGACCGGACTTATACTTTGAAAAATAATGTGGACACATATCTTTGTTGCATTCCGATTTGGCATTTACTTGCATATTGTGACCACACATGATAAAAGCCTTTTCATCTTTATCCTCAATGGCCTCAAATAGCGTCAATTCTTTGATACCATCCTCTTTTGCTTGGTCAATGTGTGCACTTAGCGCAATAGGAATAAGTTCATGCTCTGATGCAAAGTATAGTGGTTTTTTCATTGCTTTTATCGTTTTGCTTTATTGAAAAGTTACTTTTGCTTTTTTGGTCAAGAGATCATCATAGCTAATATTAAAAAAAGTACTTATAGAAACTAAGTCTACGAGCGTTGGGCTTACTCTACCTTCTTCTAAGTCGGCAATTCTTTTAATTGCCATTCCTGTTTTTTCGGCCAAATCTTTACCGCTCAAATCTTTGCTTGCTCGAAGCAATTTTAGATTTAGTATAAAATCCTCTTTTACTTTCTGAATGTTTTTACCTATTGTGTGTACCATTCTTATCGTTTTGACTGCTTGTTGCTAAAAATTATTAGCACTGCTACTGTTATTGAAAATATTATCATTGGTCGTATAGTTTTTTAAAGTAATCTTCTTTTGATCCTATTTTGTGTTCTGTTTTTTCGTCTTCTGTTAACTCCCTTTCGTCTCCGCACATTTTACATATCATTGTTGAAAATTCTGCCGGATATGTAGAACTAATTTTATATTCATGATCTTTGTCGTTTAAACAGTCTGCTTTTTCTGGCTCGTAGTAGAACCTAATAGATGTTTCAAATACAAAAGATTTATCGCAGTGATCACACGTGTAATGATGTTTCACTCCTTCTTCGTAACCAAATCCATCATCGTGACAGATAACCATTTCTTTTTCGCAATATGGGCACTCGATATCCATTTTTTATAATTTTCTTTTTTTTTAATAAGGGTTATCCATAGGCCAAAACATAATAGCCTTTAAAATGTAGTACAATCCTACCAGTCCAATTATTGTCAAACTGATCCCTATGAACTTCATTGAAGTTTCTTCTTGTTTTTCGCTTTTCATTTATTCCATTTCTTTAATTGGTACTTGAATATCTCTTATATATTTTCCGCATGATGGGCAGTTGTTTACCCTGTATCTGTTTCCTTTTACCACAAAGTGTGGCATAAGTAGAGTTCCTTCGTCTTTAAATGCCATCCATTCGAATTGATGTTTTATGAGTGGGAATATGTCGCAGCATTTTTTTTGTTCCATCTTTCTAATTTTTATCAAAAGTAAAACATATTATACTAATAAACTAATATTTATTCTTTTTTTATTGATAAAATTATATTTCTAATCCTTTCGTTGCCGTACTTTTTTAAAGTTGTGTAATGCCTGTACTCGCTTTGCTCGAAGTCTTGCTTTATTTTAGCCAATTGCGCAAAGTAGTTTTGTTGTGTGTAACCTAGTAATTTAAAAATATACTTTAGTTCGTACTTTCCTGGAGTAAGTTTTTTGTCTCTGATTTTTTGCTGCAGCTCGAATACTTTCTTTTGCCGTTTTATATCTGGATTGTTTTTTAAGAATTGGCGTTCAGTTACTACTTCGCCTTTTGGCTCTGAAATTTGTAGGACTTCATTTTGTTCCGGCCGCTTTGATCTGTCTTGCTTGTAGTATAGCTCTATCCATCCATCTTTGCCACAAATAGTGTCAATATCAATAGCGTTGAAAATAACCCCGTATCGGCCTTTAATTCCCTCTCTGAAGATAAATTCTACTTCCTGCAATTCCAGATTTGAGCAAAAAGTAATGAAGTGGTCAATAATTAAATCCATTTGTTCGGATTCTGTCAATGATCGGCCTTTTACGTTCAAAGCTAACCACCTTAACATGATGTTCAAAATGTTGGCCTTTGTCAAGTATTCGTTTCTTTCTACCTCTTGCTTTAATGACATGGCTGGTTTCATGTCTTCTAGTCTCTTTGGTAGAATGCTTTGTTTGTATTCTTTGTATTCCTCTGGGCCTCTTACTGAGGTTTCTTCGTATTGTTTAATGTTCATAGCTTGGAGTTTTTTGTTTATTCAAACAAACTTAATTGATTCTTTTGAGCTACAACTGCTTTTAAATTTGCTTTAGCTAAATCATAATAACTTTCTTTGAGTTCAAAACCAATCCCTTTTCTACCCATTATTATAGCTTGGTATACTTCTGATCCAATTCCCATAAATGGAGTAAAAACTTCGTCGCCTTTATTTGTGTACAAATGTATTAACCTTGCAATTGTATCTAATTGAAGTGGACAAATATGCTTTTCGTCGTTTTCTTCACGACCATTTCTAAAGCCTTGCAATGTATTTCCATAATTTATATCCATCCAAACTGGAGAAGCATATTTTTGCCACAAATCAACTGGTAAATCTGTATTTGTAACGGGATTATTTCTTTCTCCATCCTTTCTGAAAACAAGAACATAGTCACATATTCCGACCCTTGACATAGTGCTATCTTTTTTAATTTGCTTATGAAGCAATCCTAATGCCTTCGTTCTTTGCATTTCTACAACTGGATCTTTCCAAATTGTAACCCTTGAATGATAAATAAATCCTGCATCTTCAAATGCCCTTAAAATCATTCCTGAAAAATCCCTAAGACCTATAAATCCTTCTTTTCCTTTTTGGATAGGTAAATCCATGCAATGAACCGCAACATTTCTACCTGACATTAAAACCCTAAAAAGTTCTTTTATCAAGTATGAAAATTGCGTAAGGAACTCATTATAATCTTTTGAATTACCCATATCTTCCAAGTGGCTAGAATAAGTGTAAAGCTCCGCAAAAGGTGGTGAGAATACGCTAAAACCAATACTTTCGTCTTCAATGTCTTGAATAAGTTGAACGCAGTCACCTCTTTTAATTTTGAACCAATCATTTGTTTCTTCTACTGTATCAAAATTCATTACGCTCATTGTATTACCTGCTAAATTTTGATTTACAGCCTTGGCCATTTCTTGTTGCATAATCTCGAATTGTTTTTGTTTGGTATCAATAGCTTGTTTTACATTAGCCATTGTATCGGTTGTGATTAAATAAATATTTACTTCATTTTTTTGGCCAAATCTATATGACCTTCTTATCGCTTGGTATAATCCCTCAAACGAAAAATCTAATGATGCGAAAATTTGGTTTCTGCAATTTTGATAATTCATACCAAATGATGCGATTTTGGTTTTCGTTATAAGTATTCGAAACTCATTATTTGCAAAACCAAGTAATTTCTCTTTTTTGTATTCGTTAGAATCAGATCCTTTTACCTCTATCGCCTCTGGAATCAACTTTTTTAGTGTTTCCCCTTCCTCGTTTTGCTTAATCCATATTATAAAATTTTCTCCTGGTCTTTCATTTACAATATTCAAAACTTCTTCAAGTCTCTCAAACTTAGTAAGTCTTAACTCTTGATTAAAATTTGTAGCCGAAATAATTGCATCATTAAAAAGACTACCATTATCTCTTTTTGGAGTTTTTATTTCTTTTTCAATCAAACATAATTTTGGAAGATCGTAACCATTCATTTTAAAACCAATGTCATCTGGTTTACTTAGCATTATTGCCCAAGTTCCAATGAATTGATAAAATAGTTTTGTGGCATGACCTTTTAGCCTCCATTTGGCAGTTTCACCACCATCATGAACAAAATACATTGCAAGCATTTCATTTCGGCTCATTACATCCAGAAATTCAGAATGGTTTCCTAACTCCATTGGATCGTTTGGCGATGGAGTGGCAGTACAAGCAAGTTTATATGGAGTTTTTGAAAATGATTCTAAAATCTGTTTTTTAGTAGATCCTTCAAAGTTTTTCAGAATAGAACTTTCGTCTAATACAATCCCTTGGTATTCCGAGCATTCAATATTGTCAAGTTGCTCATAGTTTTGAACGTCAATATTTGACATATCAATTCCAAACTTTAAACCCTCTTGAATAGTTTGTCCAACTACTGCCAATGGTGCAAGAATTAAAACTTTTGATTTCGTAAATTTACAAACTTGATTAGCCCATTCTAATTGCATCAAAGTTTTACCAAGTCCGCAATCTGCAAAAATTGCATACTTCCCAGCTTTTAAAGCCCTCTTTACGATAAACTTTTGGAAGTCAAACATCTTATTGTTTAACTTAGATTCCATAATATCAAATCCTGAATAGATATGATTTTTTTGCTTTGTTTCTAAAAATTGTAAATATTCTATCATTTGTTACCCATTTTTTGCCTTTCTAATTCAGCGTATTTTAAAAGTAAATCTTTGCCACCGTTCATTACATCTTCTTTAGTGGTCTTGGTTGAGGTTTTTTGGCCGTTTATTTGCGTTCTATCGTTCTTTTTCCATCTTAGCATACGTTTGTCAGTGTTCCATGTTATTTCACGCGTAAATCGCATTTTCCCGTTTGCGTCCGTTTCTGTCCAGTAATCATGAAAATCTATGCAGTCTTGAGCTGTAAAATTGGCCGCCCCCCGGTTTAGTTTTATTTCGTTTTGGAAATCTTCTATTGAAAAAGTTTTGAAAGTTTTTTCCTTTTTTATATTAAGAGTATTGTTATCTTCTATATTATTTAAAACTATATTATTGGGTTCAATTTTTGAACCACCCCCCCGTTCAATTTTTGAACCACCCCCGTTCAAAATTTGTACCACCCGTTCAGAAATTGTGTACTCGTTAAAAGTTACCAAATTCTTAGAAATTACCTTTTTTACTATCAGGTCGTTTTCAACCAAAAAAGATAAAGCGTTCATAGCTGTGCCCCTCGAGCACTGCAACCATTCACAAATGTATTTTAATGAACCTTTGAACTGGCTTTCTTTATCTTGGCAAAATCCAAAAATCAACGCAAATGCCAAAAGGTTGTTCCCTTTCAAATTCATATTTTGGGCCATCCACCCCTGAACTGTTATGAAGTTTTTACTTATGTCCATTTCTTTAATTTTAATCAAAAAAAAAGGTCTATCTCTACTAAGCGGACTGGCCCCCGCCTTTCGAAATAAACCTTTGTTGTTCTTTAATTACAGCGGCCAGACTGTTTTATTCAATGCAAATATATAAAATATAATTCAATTCAAATGTTAAAAAATAGCTTCAACCTACTTTTAGGCGCAAGCTATCAAATTAACCCTATTAAAATGCTCTAATTGCTTTCTAGGACAAATATATAAAATGTTTTATTATGTTGCTATATTTTTCCAAATTTTCATCTTAACTATTTTGTCAATGTTCGATTTTGAAACTTTGAATTGTTCTGATAGTGAACGGTGCTTGTACCCTATATTGGCCAAAACTCGTATTTTAAAAATATCTGATTCTGTAAGTTTAGCGCGCCCGTTCTTTTCTCCAAAATTGTTGATTAGCTTCGTTCTGTGGCCATGTTTTGTATTTTCGGCACGCGTACACCATTCGAGGTTAGATAGGTTGTTATTGGCCTTATTTCCGTCTTTGTGGTTTATTGTAAGTTGCTCCATATTTTCAACCGGATAAAACAAAACCATCATTAGCCTGTGAAGCCTTTTTATGGTGCGTTTACCGTTCAAAAACATTCGAACGTTAAGGTAGCCTTTACAGTCAATGAAGTACGAAACCTTTCTTTGCTTTTCAAAGTTTATGACCGATCCATCTGAGCCAATTCTGTAAAATTCCAGTATTCGATAGTGTGTGCTCATCGGCCTAAACTTTTGTACCGTTCAAGTAACTTCTCTCTCTTATCGTTCAATTTTGATAGCTTGGTTTCTATCTTGTTGATCTTGTGAGTGATTTCTTTCTTTAAATGTTCCGTAGTAATATACTGCATTCCTTGACGAAGATATTCAGGATAAACAGACCTTACAAAATTGCCGTAACTCAATTTGCTTTTTTCTTTTTTGTTTTCCTTTTCCCAAAATTCGTAGAATGGTTGAAAGTTTTTCTTCCTTATTACATATTCCCAAATGGCCTGACCTTCTTTTGTTTTAAACCAATAAAAACCACCATCAAACAAGTCACTCGAAATACCGAATTTCTCAAAAACACTAGCATCCCTTTTGTTTCCTTGTTCTTCCTGGCAATCCATCATGCGTTCTACAATGTCATTCGGAACTCCTTCTAGTTGGCCTTTGTAGGTTGTTTTTTCGGCCTTTACCAATCGTTCCCAATCTTCAAAGGAAATTAAGATATGTCCATCTAGTTTACAATTTGATGATGACGCAAAATATTTGCTACTTCTTATGTGAAAAACTGAATCTGAATCTGATTCATAAACCAAGTTTTTTACATGTTCCTCCAGATAGCAAATCAGCTTGTTTTTTTGCTCATCTGTATAGGCAATTACTGAATACTTTTCTGGTAGTTTGTTTACGCTTTGACTTTCCATGTTATGTTTCTTGTAGCGTTATTAATTTTTTGAACTCCTTCTTTGTCGATTGAGTAAAACATATTTTTGCCCTCGCGATCAAATTTTACAACTCTTAGCATTTTTAGATCTCTGAGCGTGTTACTTACTACTGGTTGCTCGCATCGCATTTTTATGAACATTTGGGTTACTGTCAGCTCACCAAACTCAGTAAGAAGATTGATAACTTTTTTTGATGATTCCCTTTCTAGGATTAAAAGGTTATTGTAAACCTCTTTTGCTTTTTTGTAGAATGATTGTTTCATTGTTTGTATTGTTTTCTGATTTTTGAAATTCTGAACTTTGCCAAGATGCTTTTGAAATAATTTGGACTTTGCGATTGGTGCAAAACTTCTTCAAAGTGCATTTCATTAAGTTCTTGAGCTTTGATTATTACGTCCACCCATTCGTCTAAATCTTTTTGACATTTAGGTTCGGCTAAAAATAGAACCGTAACGTCTCCTTCTTGTTGCACTGAAGCTACTTCACCGCCGCGTAAATCTTCTCTGAAAACAACCCTAAGTGAATCCCCAGCCCTTTCAATGAATTCGAATAACTCTTTTTCAATTCTGTTTTTACTTTCTTGACTCCAATTACTTACCATGATTTATTGATTTTTGATTGTTATAAAATTAGTCTTCTGAAAGCCACTTGTATAGCTCTTTATATGAATTAAAATAATACATTTCTTGAATGTTAATACTTTGCGTTGATAATTTTTCTGGAATATCATAATATTGATTTTCTTCAAACCTACCATATGTAATGTTTGGCCCTAAATCTCCATCGCATGGACGTATTGCATGTATAGTATTGTTCCCAAAATCATCTTTTAATCCTATATGTACAAAATGTCCTTTATATCCATTTGTATCAATAAATCCGATATGGTCAGAAACTGACAAATCAGAAATATTTAATTCTTCTGGTCTTTCTTTTAAAATTACTTTTTTCATTTCTATATTTTAAAATTGTGAATTAAATACTCTTTTGCGCGTGCATGTTGGCTTTTGATCTGCTCGATCTTTTCTTCTTCAAGTTGGAACTCAAAGATTTTGATACGGTCATCAAGTGGCATTTTTTCTATGATCTCATTGTTTTTTCTGATCTGATAGCAAAGTCTTTTGTAATCCGGATTTTCTTCATTGCATCCAAATTTAAAGTAAAGCGACTTTTCTTGATCTAAAATCATTTCTTCGGGGTCTGGAAATAGCGTGTAAATAAGCCGATAGTTAGGAATACCCCAAAGCCACATATAACCTTGACCCTGCCACATATAATCTTTTGAAAGGTCGGCTTTAAAAAACGTCTTCAAGTTTTCGCAGACTTTCACGTCCTCGATATGATTAGCTAAAACAACGTCACAAGTTCCAATGATGTATTCGTTTTGCTTTCTGGCTTTGTTTTTGAGCCTAAGCCCCCCTAGAACTTGCTGTGTTAAAGTTATGGCCTGAGATTCGAGCAATAGCCCCTTTTTCATTGAGCTAGTAAAAACTTCTTCTCGGTAACCGTAATGATATTCAAGATAAATATCGATCAAAAAGTTTTTAACCGATTCCGAAAGTTCTTTGC